TAACCTGTCAGCGTTTGCGTCTGACCTTATAGTTAGGCGTTTACTTAACACGTGGCGCCAATCTCACATGCTGCAACCCTAAAAGGAGGGTAATATATGTCTCTTAATGCGGATAGATTCCAAGAGACTCCTTCTTCTGACCGAGCTATTACGCGGGCTAATAAAGCTCGTCGGAAAGCTCAAAGAAAGAAGGAGAAAGCACGAGCTATGCTCGCTGAAGAACATGCAAGTCGACTAACTGGTTTTAATACCAAGAGTGACAATTATATTGTCATACCTCTTGATGATGACCGGGTCAGTAACTTGCAACGATCACGTGAAGGATTCACATCAGCTAGTGGATCACTCAAATCCATGTTCCTTGGTTCTACCATGGAAAGTGCGATGAATGATTCACGTACAAAGTGGTTTGAGAATGTCGATCCTAAGACGATTGTTGATAACGTCCTTAAACTACTATGTGATGAAGACATGACTGAGAGGGAGTTAGAATTCTCTCGCAAAGTCGGTCCTTATTACAGGCGTGATTTTAAGGATTGGTATACCAAGGTCTTTGAGATCTACAACCCACCGAACCTTAGTGCCGATCTGGGAATTATCACTGATATTCTCAACGAAATTCGTGTGGAATACGAGCAAATCCTTGGTGATTCCAAGTTATCAGCGTTAAAACCTGATGACGTGGCACCTACCCTTAGGACAGACTCATCAACTGGCTACCCTTTCTGGACCAAAGATTGGTTTAAAGACGTCACAATTGATGGTGACATCACTCAACCAATTGAATGGGCTAGACAGGAAGCTAACCGCATACTTGTTGAGAAAGATGATAGTTGGGAAAGCGAAGCTGTCTTCACTCTCTTCACCCGTCGCATGTACAGAGGTATGGTTGATTCACCAAACCTGAAAAGTACTGAAAGACCAGTGCAATGCTCTTCAATATTGGAGCGATTCCTTGCTGGTGGTATTCAGCGTCCACTAGTGAAGTTGCAAAAGCAACATTTCTACAGTCAAGGGCTGCTGGGTGACCTTAAAATTGGGAAACCATTTGCAGAAAGTTTTACCACGTTTGATGTTGCGTTTGAAGCGGATTATTCCAACTTCGATGCATCCATTGATGGTAGTTTAATTTCTACCATATTTGACGTCGTAATAGCTCCCTTGTTTGATGAAGATTCACAGTGGGTCATTCAGTCAGTGAAGAACCACTACGCGTCCGCTCGCCTGTGGTCCCCTTTAGGGGTTATTATCCCAACAACAGTTAATGGCCCTGGCTTAATGTCAGGTTCCATGTTAACCAATGTCATAGGGATGATATATGGGCTGATGGCATGGCGGTACTTTGTGCGGAAGTTTGAGAAATCTGATCTTACCAGTGGATTCCTCTATCACGAGGCGTTCGGATATAGCGATGATCTGGCAGTATTCTTCACGTGTGAAGAACACTCCCCAGAATATGTCGTATCCAAATTCACTGAGTATGTCAAGGATCTTGGACTGACCGCTCATCCCGACAAACAACGCGTATCCTATGGACACAACAAACGTTGCATTTCCTTTCTTGGAAACGTTTACTTTGAGCATAGGCAAGATGAGAATGGGTGTATACCTGTCTA